TGTTTTCTCGATTCAAGAGGCAGAGGGTTTAGGAATACTCAATACAAGTGTTGGAGAAACAAAAGCGGTTGCAAAGTTGACAATAGCCGGAACGCCAGCAATAGGTGATACTTTAGTTGTTAATTATACAGGAACGGAAGGTTTAATCAATGTTTTACCTAGTTACGCTTTGGTTTCAGGAGAGGAAACAACAGTTACAACAGCCGCAGCCGCATGGACAGCTAAAATAAACGCAGGCACAACCGTGCATGGATTTACTGCTTCAAGCGCACTAGGTGTAATATTAATTACTACTAAAGCAGGCGAAGGTATTTTTCCAAATAGCGGCACGCCTTATAGTTCAACTGTAACTGGTGGTTCAACTGCAACGTGGACACAACCAACTGGTGCTGGTTCAACGGTACTAGGTGTTTCAAGCGACATCAACATATTATGGTATCACATAAATGAATATTTTAGAATACAACCAAAAGGTCAATTATGGGTAGGTTTCTATGCATTGTCGGACGCCACTACATTTGCTAGTATTCCTTTAATGCAAAGTATCGCCCAAGGTAAAATTAGGCAATTTGGCGTTTTTCAATCAACCACTACTTTTGCTACTACTCAGGTAACGGCATTACAAGCGGTTGTAGATGCGCAAACAGCTTTACATAAACCTTTTGAGGTTATATATCAAGGCAAAATGACAAGTGCTACTACATTGGCTGGATTAGCTAATTTACGTGCATTATCAGCGCCAAATGTTTCAGTAGTTATGGGACAAGATGGAGCTAATAGAGGGGCTAAATTATTTAAAGCTAGCGGGCATTCAATTGGTATTTTAGGTACAACATTAGGAGCAGTTTCTTTTGCTAAAGTTTCGGACGACATCGCGTGGGTAGCTAAATTCAATGTATCAAATGTAGAGTTTGATACGCTTGCTTATTGTAATGGTGACTTGTATTCAGCACAAAGCGATGGAACTATAGATAATATAAATACATTAGGTTATATAGCTTTAAAGAAATTTGATATTGAGGGTAGTTATTTTAACGATTCTCATACGTCTACGCCAGTCGCTGGTGATTTTGCTTACATTGAAAACAATAGAACATTTAATAAGGCTATTCGTAACCTTAGAGTTGCTTTATTACCACAATTAGCAAGTCCTTTAAAAGTTAAAGCTGATGGAACACTAAGTGAAGATACAATAGGCTATTTTCAATCTTTGTGCGATCGTTCTTTAGGGCAGATGCAAAAGGATAATGAATTATCTGCTTACGGAATAGTTATAGACCCATCTCAAAACGTTTTAACTAGTTCTGAATTGGTAATAAGCGTTTCATTAGTACCAATAGGAGTAGCCCGTACAATTACAGTCAACGTAGGTTTCACTTTATCAATATAATAAAACATGGCAATTTCATTACTACCGTTAATTAACAGAAAATCATACGAATATGCAGACATAATTGTGAACGTCTTAGGCGTTCCAATTACAGGCATTACAGCAATTGAATACGATGTAAAACAAAATATGGAAAATATTTACGGGGCTGGTAACAAACCAGTATCTCGTGGGTACGGAAAGTTTGAGCCAATAGCAAAGATTACTTTGCTAATGGAGGAGATAGAAGCTATCACAGCGGTTTCCCCAAACGGAACGTTGCAAGCTATTCCCGAATTTGACATCATTGTTATTTATACAGACGCTGCTTTGGTAACTCGTAAGCACACTTTAAAAGATGTTCGTTTCATGAATAATCCACGTAGCTCTAGTACAGGAGATACTTCTATTTCTTGCGATTGCGAGTTAATTATTTCTGACATTCTTTATATTTAATTTTTAATTTGTTATATTTGTAATAATAAAAAATTATAAAAATGGCAAACGAAAACTTAGAAGAATTAAAAGCAAAGTACGGAGTTATTAGAACACTAACAGTTCCATTAGATGAAGATGATGAGAGTAAATTTTCTGTAATTCATTTAAGAAAACCAGACAAACAGACTCGGGATATGGCTAGTAAGTTAGCCCAAAAGAGTTCTGAAAGCGCTATAAAAGCAGTGTTAAATTCATTGTATGTTGGTGGTGATTCTTTAAAAGAGATATATGAAAGCGAGGATGCAATGGAAAGCTTAGAGTACGCTGTTGTACAATTACTAAAAGTTCAACAGACTACTATAAAAAAAAATTAGAAGCATATCGTAAATTATTAGAAACGAATCTTAGCGAACAAAACAATGCTTTGATTCGTTTTTATTTAGGTGTAAATCCTAAAGATTTAAGTGACAATGAGTGGTGCAAATCGGTTGCACAAATAGATTTTGTATTAGAATACAACGGAACCAGAACCAAAAAAATAGATGGCTAAAGATTTACAATATACGTTATCATTAAAGGACTTGTTTAGCAAACAAATGCGTGGTGCCGTAAATGAAACAGCTCGCTTAGATTCCCAAGTAAGTAAAACGCAAAGAATGTTTGACGGGCTTGGCTCTAAAATAGCTGGTGTTTTTGCAATTGGTGGTATGGCTAGTTTTGGTAAACAAATATTTAATTCTTTAGATAATTACCAACAGTTTAGCGTAGCTTTACGAACCATGATGTATGGCGACGCTTTAGCTTCAAAGGCTTTAGAGGGTCAACTAATTTCATTAGCTAAAACAACACCGTTTGAATTAACAGAAGTACAAGATGCTACACGTAAATTAATGGCTTACGGTGTAAGTGGTGGTGAAGTAGTGCAAACAATTAGAACATTAGGTGATGTATCTGCTGGACTAGGTAAAGAAACGTTGCCGTTTATTATAAGGGCTTTTGGGCAAATAAAATCAAAAGGACATTTAGCAGGTCAAGAGTTAAATCAATTAACCGAACAAGGTTTCAATCCTTTAAACATTATTTCTAAAAAAACAGGTGAAAGTTACGATACGCTATTAAAGCGTATGGAGCGTGGCAAGATAACTTTCAGTGAAGTTGAGCAGTCGTTTAAAGATGTTACTAAAGAAGGTGGACAGTTCTTTAACATGATGGAAGAGCAGAGCCGTACGGTCGGTGAGCGCTGGAGTAATATATCAGATGTTTGGGAGCAAATAAAGGTTAATATAGGTAAAAGCCAAACAGGTATTTTGGGAATGACGATGGATTTTATTTCTAAAATGGCAAATAACATTAATGATAAACTTTCGGCTGGTAATTTTACAGATGAAGCTTTGTCATCTACTGGAACAAAAGGCGCTGGTTTTATGTCTAACTTACTTGGTAATTTTGGTTATAATACAAAAGGAAGGGCGTTGCAAGGGGAATCTTATGCGGCAAATGAGATGCTTGGTAGTTCTAAAACAGCAAAGGATATTCTATTAAATTTAAAAGTTTTACAAGTAAGGAAAAAGGAAGAGGACACTTTATTAAAAGATGCTTTAGGATCAAATGATGAAAGCATACGGTCTACTGCAATTAACGAATATAACCAAAAAATGTCTGTTTTTTTAGAAACAAGCAAAAGATTAAAAGGCTCTTTAAGTCTATTAAAGTCAAAAGGAAACACTACAATGCAACCAGTTGACGAAAATGGAAAAATACAATCATTAGGAAAATCATCTACTTCGTCTGGAGTTAACTTAACGGCTCAGCGACCACAATCATTAGTAATTAATATTAAAGAATTAGTTCACGAGTTAAAAATACAAGCAAATGATTTAAAAGATAGTACAATGAAAATTAAAGAAGAGGTTTCAAAAATATTTTTAGAAATGGTAAACGATGCTAATTTAGCGACTAGATAATTATGGCTCAATTTATTTTAAATAAAGGGATTAATCCAAAAGGGCAAGTTGAATTAATAGCTAAAGGTGTTGGTTTGGGTTTAGTTAAGGCTTTATTTTATAATATAGATTATGGAAAAGCGTCTAATTCAAGTAATACAGGTGAATTAAGTTATAAAGGCAATTTAAGTAATTTAGCTTATGACGCTGTTGTATTTAAAAAGCCGTCGGGTAGCGATAATCAAACTCAAACATTTACGCAAAGTAATAATTCAAATGTTAGCGAAACAGATGATTTAATTTTGCCTGTTGCTTTAATTAGTATTACTCCAGAAAAGTATATTGTTAGAACTTCTATACAAGGGTCTAAGCGAGGCACAGTTAAAGAGTATATGGGGCGTGGAGATTATATGGTTTCTATTAAGGGGGTCATTGTTGGAGAGGATCCAAATAAAAGACCTGAAAACGAATTAAAAAAGTTTTTGCAGTTTTGTGAATATGATAAAGAGTTAGAAGTTGTTTCTGCAATGCTTCAAGATAATAAGATTTATAACGTGGTGATTGAAAGTTATCCACATGAGATGAGGGAGGGTATGAGAAACGTTATTGATTTTACTTTAAATTGCTATTCAGATGAACCATTTGAGATAAAGTCTAATGCTTAAGTGTATATCAAAAATAACGATCACCCCAGTTGGTAAAGAACCTTTCGCTATTGAATTGATTAATAACGTAGTTGTTGATACGTCTTACGATAAATTAACAAGTACTGCGGTTGTTTCGTTTCCACGTAATGTAAATTATGATGGTAAAAATGTTTTTGTTGGGAAAGACGCTATATTTAAAAGAAATGATAAAATTAAAATAGAATTAGGTTACGATCCAAAACTAAGAACTGTATTTGACGGTTACATAACTAAAATTGGAGCCTCTAATCCTATTGTAATTCATTGCGAGGATGATATGTTTATTTTAAAAAAAACAAATATTACTTATCCTGAAAAAACAGGAACTATAATTACTGGTAAAAATGGAAAGCCACTAAAAAAACCAATAGTTACAAGTGATCCAATAACATTAAAACAGTTGTTAGAATACATGTTACCAGATGGAATTGAATATAAAATAATAGTAAATAATGCCAATGGAACATCTATTGTAGATGATGTGAATTTAGGTAGTTTTAGAGCCACAAAAGTTAGTGTAGTAGAAATTTTAGACACTTTAAAAAGCGAGTATGGTCTTTATAGTTATTTTAGAGACAGTGTTTTATATGTTGGTCTTCCGTCTAACTCGGCTCAAAGCAATACAGAATCATTTGCGTTTGAAGAGACGATAATAAATTCAGATCTATTAGAATACAAGCAGGCAGATGATTTAAATTTAAAAATAGTTGCTATTTCAATGAATAGTGATAACGTAAAAAAACAAATAGAGGTAGGAGACTTAGACGGTAGTCAAAGGACGTATTATACTTATAATGCCAATGATGAAGATCTAAAGGTTTTCGCAAATTTAAAATTAAAAGAAATTAAATACACTGGATACACTGGCACGTTATTTACTTTTGGTGAACCATTTGTTAGACATGGTGACATAGCAAAAATAACAAGTGAAAAATATCCGGAGCAAGATGGTTATTATTCTATCGTTGGAGTTTCTTATGAAATGAATGTTAAAATAGGTTATAGGCAAATAATAGATATTGGTAGGTTTATAGGTAGTGCTACCAGTGATGTTGAACAATATAAATTAACAGGGTGAATACGTTAACAGATATAAAAGAAGCGATACGACTTATTAACCCACAAACTAATAATTATTCTATTGTTTGTAAGGCTACGGATATTGATACTGTAAAAAGTATTTGTAATTGTACCCCTATTGATGGTGGAGCTGTTTTAGTGAATGTTCGTTTAAACGCAAGTGATAAAGACGGTTTCAAATTGATACCAAAAAATAATAGCGATGTTCTAGTTACACTAATAAACAATACAACGGGTTATGTTGCCATGGTTAGCGAAGTTGACGAAATACATTTGAATGGCGTAAATGAAGATGGAATAGTTAAAGTAAATGATTTGGTTTCTAAATTAAATAATTTAGAAAATAAAGTAAATGCTTTAGTTTCTTTTACAGCTTCCCACACTCACCCATACATTAATGTGGTAACTCCATCTACAACAAGTGTAACTACTACTCCAGTAGTAGGCACCCTTACACCAACTGTTAAATCTAACTTAGAAAACCAAAAAATTAAACATGGCAGTTAAAGATGTTATATTAGAAAGTAACGATCTGTTGATTCAAAACGGTGATTTTGTGATTAATGAAAGTGATTCGCAGCATATAGAACTAATAGTAGATTCTTACATTGGACATTGGAAGCAATTCCCACTATGCGGCGTAGGCGTAGACTTGTTTTATAAGTCAAGCGGTCAACAATTAGCGTTAAAACGAGCAATTGCACTTCAATTAGAAGCTGATGGAATGGTTGATATAAATATAACTAGTAATTCAAATGAGTTATTAGACTTAACTATAACAGCAAATAGGAATGAATAAGTATATTATTAAATACGGAGAAAGTTTAATTGATGTATCTTTAAAAATATACGGAGACATATCTTATGCTTTTGACTTAATAAAACTAAATAGTTCAATCACCAGTATTAACGATACTAACTTGGCTGGAATTGAGATAGTATATAATGAAATTATACAACAGCCAGTAATCGCAACTATTAAACCAGTTGAAAAAATAGTAAAAAATGTTACTATTTTAGAAAATCAAAACATTTTTGACTTAAGTTTACAGATATTTGGAACTGTTGAAAAGGCGTTTAGTGTTGTTGAATTAACTGGAGTTGAAAGTATAAATAGTAATGATTTAAAACTAATTAAATTTAAGTACGATTACATTCCATTAAAAATTCCAAAATACTTAAATGATAAAAATATAAAAATTGCTACAAAATCAAAATCAATTTCAATAACACAAGCAGATAATATAGTTTGGGATGGGGTTTATGACGTTTGGGATGGGGTTTACGATTTATCTTATTAATAAAAAATGGCAAAGAAAAAAATAAGTGAATTTACAAATAAGTCAACACCAGATAGTGGAGATTTGTTTTTAATAGAACAAGCTGACGGAACATATAGAAATGTTTTGAAATCAGATATTGCAGGAGTTACTAGCGGAACCAATACAGGCGATGAAACAGCTTCTAGAATAGCTGCAATAAATCACGGAACGAGCGCAAAAACAACATTAGTTGACGCTGATGAGGTTACCGGTCAAGATAGCGCGAGTTCATTCTCTCTGATTAGAGTTACGTGCTTAAATGTATATAACTACTTAAAAACAAAGTTTGATTTAGTTTATGCAGCCTTAGCATCACCTACATTTACAGGAACACCATTAGCTCCAAACGCATCATTTGGCACAAATACAACACAACTAGCCAATACTGCTTTTGTACAGGCTGCTATGCTGCCGTTACAACCTGTTTTTTCAGGAAAAAGAAGAACCACTTTAAAAATAGCGATAGGTGTATCAGGGGGGTTTCAGGGTAAAATATATTACACCCCTTATTTCACATGCAAACAACATGTGGTAACAAAAATAGGTATTAATGTTACAATAGCATCTGCTGCAACAAATTGCAAATTTGCATTATATGCGGATGATGGAACAGGTCGACCTACAGGATCTGCACTAGACTTTAGTGGAGATATTTCAACAGCAACCACTGGATTTAAAGAATATACATTTACAGGAACGAGAACATTAACCGATCCAGTTTACTGGATGGCTTTTCAAGGACAGAGTGGAGTTACATTTGAATTTGTATCGAGCGGTCCAGTAGTTTTGGAAGCAAATGGCTCAATAGGGTTTAGCCAAAATCAATCTTATGGATCATTTCCCACAGTATCAGGATTAACTACTCAGACACAACCAACAAATGTGTATATGATACCTCAATAAAAAAATAATAAAATGGCATATAACGATACATACATAGCGAAATTAGACGAAAACAGAAATCCTATTTTGGATGAAAATGGGGATAAAATTATGGAGTTAG